TCACCGCAGTTTTATGCCGGCCTGCCGTTCGATCAGTTTCAAGAGGGTGACGTCGATATCTTTCCTGGGATGCGGCACCGTCACCAAGCCGGGTCGCTCCGGATGCCAGAAGTGGAAGTGGTCACCCTCGGACCGTTTCAGCTTCCAGCCGGCCGCCTTGAGCTTCTTGATGACGTCTCTGCTGCTTGGCATCGTCCTCGTTCCCGTCTGACTTGGAATAAATATACACATTTTTTGTGTAGTGTAAAGTCGCTTCCTCTACCCGGTCTGCATGTCGGGCGCCGTCGGCCACGTCACGCTGATCGGGAAGGTGCTTTGCGCGGGGATGTCGCGTAGGGCCTGCCGGTATGTCGCCCAGGCCGTCTTGGCCTCGGCGGACAACGGGCTGTCCGTCACGGCCGTCCAGTCGCAGGCCGCCAGCAAGCGGTCGCGTTCCACCCGAACGGCTTTCGCCCGAGCGACGGCCAGTTTCTCGCTGTTCACCGTAATAACGGCCATTATTTGTTGACCTCCCGTTGGGTGTAAAACGCTTCAGGGCCGATGCCATAGCCGTCCGGTTGCGAAAAATCCGCCTCCCATGCGCTCTGCGGCGAGCCGTCCGTTGGCAGGTCCGCATCCTCGACGATTCGGTACGGCACCCCGGCCGGCACGTCTTTTTGCGCGATCTCGGCAACCGTCAGACCGCAGTCGCACGGAGACACGACAGCGAGGCCTGTGACAAAAGGATAAAGGATCTTTGACATGGACTTACCTCATTAGCAAACAATAGCGACATTGCACGACACTGGGTCTTCGGCAGTATCGCTATTGTTGTCAGAAATTTGAACCTGTACGCCATTAACACCCTTATATGCATACACGCCATTGGCCTGCATTGCCTCGGTTACGATAGCAACCGCAAGAGTCCATGCGTTGGCAACTGTTGCTGACCCAACAACAATGTAATTTGCGTGTGGCATATGGTGTAAAAATTCAACGCCATAAAATCCAGTTCCGAGGCGTGTGACGGATGATATATTCCCACTGCACCTGACAGTACCGTCACTCCCAAAATTTACACAGGCCCTGACTGCATACATTGGAGCATCTCCAAAGGCATTCAGTGCATACCGCAGCCGCCAGGGAGTGAGGACCATGCCGTCCGCCAATGCGGCGGCTTCGGCTGGAGTACAGACGCGCACCAACCCTAGCGTTGTATCGGACGTGCCAGTGATCCAGCTATCCAATTTTCCGTTACCATTGGCGATTGGGATTTTAAGCGGTGTCGGATTGGTCGTTGCGTCTGCGCTGCATACCAGCCCGGAGGTGGGGTGGACGTGGTCTTCCCGGGCCGCGCGGCTGCTCGTGCCAACGGCGGCCGCCCCCAGGGCTGTGCCGGCATTGCCGGCCAGCGCCACCTTGCCGGGAGTGGCCGGGTCGGCGTCGGAAATCCAGGCGTCAAGGAGCGCGTTGTCGCCGGTGCGGACAAACACGTCGGCCGCCGGCGCATCGGCCGAGGCGGCATGGAGCGTGGCCGGAGTGGCGGCCTCGTCCGTGGCCGTGCCCACGCGGAGGGAGTCGGCCGTCGCGAGCTTGATGAGGCCGGCCTCGGCATGGGTGGCCGGGGGGACGCCCTCGGTAACAATTGTGCGTGCCTGGTCCCGGGCCACCTCGGCATCCGTTTTGGCCGCCACGGCCTGGCTGGCGCTTGTCGCCGCTTCGCCGGCCTTGGCGATCGCGGTCCCGGCTGCCGCCTCGGCATCCGTTTTGGCCGCCACGGCCTGATCCCGGGCCGTCTCGCCGATCAGCCGATTGGCCTCGGACGCTTCGGCGCTGGTCGCCGCCTCGCCGGCCTTGGCGGTCGCCGTGGAGGACGAGGACGAGGCGTTGTCCCGGTAGCCGAGCACCTCGCCGACCAGTGCCGTCATGGCCGTGACGAATCCGGCCAGGTAGAGGCCCAGGTCGTGGATGTACTGCACAAAGGCATCGCAGCGCTGCCAAAACGTCGTCTCCCCGTCCTTGCGTTGCGGTGGCGAGGGCGGCGTCGAAGGGGTGGGTAAGGTAGTAGGCATCAGGGCACTCCTCGTATTTCGATACTTATTGTGGTCACCACCGGGCCTTTAATCGGCGACTTGAACGATCTGACGCGACCGAGGATGATGGCCCGCTCGAACGTCCGATTGGATTGACCCGCGTTGTTGCAATCGTAGACCGCGAGGCGACCCCGGCACGACTCGACCAGGTCCACGACACGATCAAAGTCCGCCGTATCGATCTCGACGTCGATGTCGGCCGTCTTGGCGCTATTGCCCGGGACCAGATCGGTGCGACCCCACTTGTCCTCGTCGTCGGTGCTGTAGTCGACGAATCCGGGCTCACTGTCGTAGAGCATGTTGCCGATCTCATGAGCTAGGCCTCTGATGATGGTGCCGACGGACGGCTTGAGCTCCCCAACGCCGTGGATCACGATATGCAACGCGCTATTGCTGTACATCGGCATTGCCCGCAGCACGTCACGGCGATAGCGAAATTCGGCAAAAAAGTATTGATACCAATTTGTTATCTCAAAATTTGCGAGACCGATCGTCTCGCTGTACACGACGGCGCCGGAGCCGTCGCGCATCTCCAGATCGATGGAGGCCGCGTCCTCCAGCCCGAAAATCGCCACGGTGTCGCAGCGGGAGCTGTCCAGGGTAACGTCGATGGTCGCGTTGCTGGCCGTAGCCGTAGCCACACTGTTGATCGCATCATCGAACGGCGCCCAGTCGTTGCACACGCCGGCATCACTCCAGACCGGGACTGTGCCGGAGCAGTGCTCGGAAGGCAGTTTGCCGGCGTTGCTGGCCAGCAGGGCCTTGTAACGGCGGTGGGTGTCGTCCTGGCGCACGACGGCGCCGACCGCATACGCCGTGTCTCCGTCCCAGAGAGGCGCCGGCTCGGACAGGTTGGTGGCCAGCACCACGGACGCGGTCACGGCCTTGGCGACAACGACCCTCATGCCGCCGTCTCCTGGAGCACCTTGACGCCCACCGATACGATGCGCCCGGTGTTATCGGCCACCTTGACCAACCGCTTGTCAAGCCGATCACTCATGCGCTCCACGCTCCGGGTCAGGCTGGCCACCTGCCCGGCCAGAGCGGCATAGCCCCGCCCGGCCGGGCGGTTGTCCGCCCGGGCGCCATCCGTGCCGGCGGCGGATGGCGCAAACTGCCGGCCGACATATCCGCCTCCGGAGAACCCCGGCACGCCCGTGACCGGCAAAATGCGCCGACCGTTGAGGGCCTCGAAATAATCGACGCCGTAATATCCCACCGCCTCGGGCGTCATGACGTACTCCCCGAGCCGCAACACGGCCGGCTGGACGTCCCCGGCGCTGTATCCGGGCAGGTAGCCGCCGGAACGGGCCAGATCCGAGACCAGCCCGCCCGTGGCGTAGCCCAGCGACTGCCGATAGGACGCGGCCGCCGCCACCGCGTCCGCGATGGCCCGGGGCAGATCGGCCAACATCCTGGTCCAGGTGTCGCCCTGCTCTTGTTGCAGCGACTTGAGTTGTTCCATCAGCTCGGCGGTGGTCTTGGCAGACTCCTCGGTGGCCGTCGCCGCATCGAGCTGGGCCTTGATGCGATCATATTGCGATTTTGATGTCTTGTACTGCTCGCCCAGCACCGTCTGGACCTGCATAAAGTCGGCGTAATAGGAGTCGAAGCTGGCGTTGTACTGCTTGGACAGGTCCAGATAGTCCGTGGTCAGGGTCTCGATCTTGCCCTGGGCCACCTTGCGGGTGGCATCATCGGAGGAGGTCAGGTCAGCCCCGGCCGCCAGCCATTGCCGCTTGGCCTCGGCATAGCGGTCCGCCAACGGCAGCGGGCTGTCATCCTTGCGCCATAACTCGTCGATCAAATCCTTGAGGCTGCCCGAAAAGGTGTCCAGCGCATCGGCCGCATCCTGCAACTTCTCGACGATGGTATCGATCTGATCCTGGTAGGCCGCCTTGACCTTGTAGGCATAGAGCGTCCCAATATCCGTCAAATCCGTCTCGGATGCCCCGAGGAGCGCCGCACTGTAGAGCTTGTCCGACAACTCCTTTTTGAGTGCCGTCACGTTATAGGATAGCGCCGTATCGTTGTAGGAGGACAACTCCTTACGGATGTCATCCATCATATCGGACAACCGCTTGGCGATAAGCTCGGTCGAGGTCTGGCGGATGCGGGACAGCGCCTGCTCCGAGGCCCCGAGGGCCTGGGCGTTGGCAATGGCCTGGGCTGTCGATTTGTTCAAATCTTTGAGCCAGGACTCGTCGTCCGTGAGGGTTTGGTCGGTGAATGTGGCCAGGATGCCGGCCAGCTTGGCGGCGACTGTCTGCTCTTCAAGGCGGCGGATGGTCAGAGCGCTTTCCGTCGCACCCAGCTTCTCGGCGGCTGCGGCTTCATCCTCGAATTTTGCCCGGAGATTTCGCAACTCGCTGGTCGAGTCATACCCCCGCGCCGAATCAAAGGTGCTTTGCGCATCGTCCAGCATATCCTGGAGCGTCTTGGCTCTTTCGGCCTGTTGCGTCTCTGCAATGGCCGCCAAAATCGTGGCGTCGTAGGAGGCCTTGCGTGCGTCGTAGAGCTCCAATTCCTGGTCGGCCAGGAGCTTCGTCGCGGCGGCGGTCTTATCAAAGCCGGCGGCAGTCAATTTCCGTTCGTTGAGGCTCTGCGATATCTTTTCAATATTGTTGTTCCAGGTCTCAATGGAGTCCTGGATCGTATTGAGGTTGGCAACGAAATTGCTCGCGTAAGCCCATTTTTCGAACTGATCCGGCGTCATGACCTGCTGCATGGCAGCGTTGAACATCGTCCAGAAATTGTCTACAGTTATGCCGGAGCCGCCAATAAGGGCAATGGCGCTATTGGATTTCGTTGCGTAGTAGGATTCCTGGGTTTGCAGTTGGCCATACGGATTGTTCTGCTTCTTTTCCAGATTCCCCATGACCGTCTTGAAGGCGTCTTCGCCGCCGGCAGCGTCCTGCAACTTGGAAACGTAGTTGGCAATGTAAAGTTCCTGCAAATGCTCGCTGCTGGCGTTCTGCGCTTTCTCAATGTTGCCGGGGATCGCGTCGAACAGCGATTGCAAGTACGAAAAATTTTTGTTGATAAGCCCCAGGTACAGGCTTTCGGCGTCCACAACACCAGCGCGGTCAATCGCCTCCTGACGCATGGCTGCGATGTCCGCTTCGGTGACACCAGACAGTGTTTTGAGGTTGTAGCCAAATGCCTCCATGTACTGGCCACCGTTATTCATGGCTGCCGACAGGCGCTTGATCTGCTCTGTATAGTCCTCCCCCCCCTCGTTTATGTAGTCGAAAGCTCCGCGCACACCGTTTCGGTCGAGCAATGTTTCAACTTGTGTATTTTTAATGTAATCTTCATATCCTTGCATGTACTGTGCATACACTAACGAGGAAGCGACATTGAAATTGAGGATGCCAGTAGTAGATAAATCTAAAGATTTGGCGTAGGTCTTGAGACTTTGCGTCGCCGTTTTGAGCATTTGGTACAGCTCTTTGGTCGCGGTGGATGTGTTGGCATTGCCCGTAAACCCGAGGACACTGAAATTGCCGCCACCACTGTATCCGACCGCATAATCGGGCGGGGGGCGCTTGCTTTTTTGGCTGCCGCCGAAGATGCTTCCGATGAGACCGCCCACAATGCCGAGCCCCGCGCCGATCGGCCCCATAAGCGCCCCGCCGATGCCCAGTGTAGAGAGGAGTGACGCCCCGCCTCCCAAGGTCATCAGGCCGCTGCCGATTGCACCCCCGGCGTTGCCCGAGCCCAAGGCGGAGGAGAACCCCAGGACGCCGGTGGCCATGGACGCCACATTGCCAAAGAGCTTGGACCAGTTGAGACCGCTCGCAGCGGCGTCCCGGAGGCCGTTGCTCGCCAGGCCGCCGGTCATGCGATCGGAGTAGTCGCTCCAGAAATTGGGGGTGCTGGGGTTGGTGTCGAAGAGGCTCCGAAACCCGGAGATGTTGGCGTCGGACAGGCCCCGCAGGAACGAAGAGGACGATCCGCCGGACGAAAACGTATCCATGATGGAGTCGCCCATGGCGCTTCCGAGCTGCCTGATCTGCCCCAGCGAACCGCCGGAGCCGGACAACGCCAGCACGTCGCTCCGCTCACTGGCGAGCCTGTTGTAAACGCTTTGCTGCGTACTGTAGGGGGAGTTTTTCCAGTAGGCCAGCAGCGCATGCTCCGAGCTCCGCATGCGCTCATTGTAAATGGCGTTGATGAGATCGGACGTCGAATATCCAGACGCGCTGCCGCCGGTCGCCCTATTGATGATCGTGATGGCCGTATCGGGGCCGTGGGCAAGCGCGGCGGCAAACGCGGCCGCCTGCGTTCCCTGATTCTCGACGTCCGCTCCGATCTTCTCCAGGTAGTCGATGACCGGCGTGTAAAACTTCCGGGCCGCGTACTCGTCCTGCTGGTCCTGGAATTTCGATTGCGCCGCCAAACTCTTCCAGGAACCCAGCGCATCGAGCGAATACCCGTACGTTTTGAAAAAATCCTGGACAGTCCCGGTATTGGAGGCGAACTGGTACCGCCCATAGCTGACGCCGCCGATGTCGCCCTTGCCGCTCGACACCGACCCGTAGTTGCCGCCGGACTCGTATTTGGCGGCGATGTCCATGGCCGCCTTGCTGATAAGCGTCGAGACGCCATCATTGGTCCCGAGGATAAGCCCGTTGTCGGCAAAGGCCTTTGTCGCCAGGCTATCGGCCGTCGCGCTGCCGATAGCGTCGCCGAGCTGCTTCCCCGAAAATGTTGCGTCACCCACGGCAGAGATGCCGGCTATCGAGGCCGAGGCGATAGAGATGGTCGCCTGGCTGGCCTCGATGGCTGCCTGGGGTGTCGTGATCTGCTTCGCGGTCTGGCCGGTGGCGGACGACCCGAAAAGCCAGCTCCCCAGATCGCCGAGGCCGCTCGTCAGCTGCTTTTTCCAATTTTCCTCGACGAAGCTGGCGAACGAATCGACCATCCTGGAGCGCATGTTTTGGAATAGAGTATCGACCGAAAGCGTGCCCTTGTCGGCCCAACGCCGCAGGGCGTCGCCCAGCCCTCCGGAGATCGCTCCCGCAATGCCTTGCGTGAGGGTGATGCAACTATCGGCAAACACCTGGAAATCGTCCCTGGCCCGCGTGAGGTCGTTCTTGTAGGTGCCGAACGCCAGGGACCACTTGGCGGTAAAGATGCTGGCGAAGTCACCCGAATACGAGGCTTGGCGCTCCAGGAGCCGCTTGTTGTAGGCATCCCACTGCTCGGCGGCATAGATCCGGTATGCCGTTGCATCGTCCGCCGCCGCCTTGACCTGGGCCAGATACGCGGTCAGGCGGGCCTTCTCGGCCGCCCAATAGGTAGAGGAGACCTCCTTGACGGATGCGTACGCCTTCACCTTGGCGTCCAGGATCTGCATCTCGTAACCCTGGCGCAGCTTGGCCAGCATGGCGGCGCGCTGGGATGCATCCGTGTACAGCTGGGTGACGAGCTGGGCGTTCTGGATATACCAGGCCTGGGCGGACTTCAGGTTGGCCGCATAGGCCATGGCCGGGTCGCCGGTCGCCGAGGCGATGGTCTGGAGCAGCTGCGACTCCTTTTCCAGGGCGGCGACGGTATCCTTGAGCACGGCCAGCATGTGGAGCCCTGGCCATGCCTGCTCCAGGGCCGCCCAGGCGGCGGCGTAGGCCGAGACGTCGCCCTTGGCCCCGACCGTCTTGCGGCGGATCGCATCGAACATCTGGGCAAACCACTTGTCCGTCCGCGAGGCGCTCTTCTCCATCCCACCAGACAGGGAGTCCTGCATCTGGTCCAGGGAGGCGACGGTCTGATCGTAAAAAGCGTCGGCCGTCGCCTCATAGCGGTCGGCGGCGATGGCGGCCGCTTCCGCCGACTTGGCACCCTTGGTCGCCTTACGATCGAGTTCGTCTAACTTGTCGTTGTAGGCACCGAGCGATGCCGTAGCGGCATCATTCAATTTTTTGATTTCTTCCCAGTTCCCCGCGTCATAGGCAGCCATCCAGCCCCGGCCGATGGCGGTCTGTTCGGCGTCAAATGTTTTCTTGGCGTCAGCCTTTTGGGCCTCGATAGGCGCATGGCCTTTGTTCTTTTCGCCGACTTTCTCGGCCATATCTACAAGTTCTTTGTATTTTTTTAGTCCCTTGTTATATTCTGCCCACCATTTGTTGAGAGCATCCGCCTGATCCTTTGCCGATATGTCACCAACAACGGGGATATTGGACGGGTCAACAGTCCTCTTGTTATATTTACTGGCTTCTTTGTTATATTGTTCCAAAATACCCATTTTCTTGTTTTGAAAATCATCTATAAACTCCAGCTGGGCATTCAAATCAGCTTCGAGTTGCTTTTGTTTCACTGGGTCTTTTTCACGATAAAGGGCCTCGTTCATCTCTTCAGCATGTTTGTACATTTGGGCAAGCCGCCAATTATCAAAGGCTTGCCCTGGGGTGGGGAATCCTGCGGCCGTCCATGCGCCGGTCCCTGCTCCGATGGCTGCTCCCAATAGTCCACCTTTTGCGCCCCCAACGATAGCGCCTGCCCCCATGAGCAACCCATATTTCACAAATGTCTTCAGATCGGGATCAATCGCATCCCAGGATGTGGTGATGGCCTTTATGACCTCTACAAATTCTTTGGCTGCGCTGGTGGCTCCCTCAATCATCGCACGAAAGATAATGGCCAGGCCCTCGCCCATTTGCGCAAGCACAGCCTGTGTCTCCGGGTCCTTGATAACCTCCTGCAATTGTTTGATGGAATCGGCCGCATCAAAGATGACACTCGTAAACGCGCTCAAGTCCGCTTCGCCAAGCGTTGTTTTGAGGTCGGAGATGTAGCGGTCGAACGAGGTCAACTGCTTGCCGGCCGTCCCCATGGCCGCCTCATAGACGCCGGCATAACGCGCCCCAAAGTCCAGGACGGCATTCAAGGCGGCTTGGCGCTTATCCGTTTCCGTCAGGAGATCTTTCGTGACGCCGAGTTGCTTGGCATAGGCTTTATAGGCGTCTTCGAGATTGACCATAATGCCCTGGTGATGCAGCAGGATGGTCTGCCCCGTGGCGATGCCCTGGACGAGCTTGGCAAAAACATCACTCGAATTTTGCCCTGTTACGACAGCGGCCCCCTGGGCCACGCGGGCCAGATCCACGGCCTTGGACAGGTCCAGTTCAGCCGTGGCCATCTTGGCCACGGATTCGCGGGAATCGATCATGGAGATGCCGGCCTGTTCCACCCCTTCGGCGAAGCCGAGCATTTGCGATTTCGTATAGCCGGCGTTCTCACCTACCTTTTCGAGCACCACCTCCAGGGTCTGGTACCGGGCAGCGTACATGACGGAATCCTTGACGAATCCCATCACCTCCTTGAGCGTCACATAGGCGGTGGCCGCTGCCGCCGCCTTTATGGCGAGCGTTTCCAAGGCGGCCGCCGTGGCGTTGATGCCGGACTCGTTCCCTGCGGTGAGGTCGGCCAGGAAATTCTTGAATCCTCCTCCGCCCCCGCCGGCCGGCATGACACCGAGCTGTCGCGAGAGATTGGCGGTCTCCCGTTGCGACAGCCCGGCGGCCTGGCCGATGCGTTCGATCTGCTGTTGCGCGAGCTTCAGGGCTTCGGTTGCCTTGCCGGCGGCCGCTGTGGCCTTGTCGGCCGAGAGTTTGTCCCGGAAGCGGTCCGCCAGTTTGCACAGGGCATCATCCGTGAGCTTGGCCGTCGCCCCGGACTGCTCCAAAGCCCGGCGGAAATCGCCCAGGCTGCTGATGGCCCCTGTCGGGTCGGCTTCGATGACTACGCGGACGCGATTTTCAGCCATGGTCAGAACAGCCTTGGGCGTTTGGATTCAAGGTAGTTTTCCAGGATGCCGAGATCCGTCCAGGTCTGGAGCGGCAGATCATCGGCCGCAAACGGATAGCCGCCGAGGCGCAGCATCCGCAGGTCGAGCAGCCCCGCCACATAGGGCGAGGGGCGGGCGTGATACTTGGGGCACTTGGCGCACACGGCGGCCAACCATGCCCCGTTGTCCTTCCGGCACTCGTCCCGCCCCCCGTTGCAGCTCTCCAGGGTCCGCTCTATTGCCCGGACAAAGGGCTGGCGGCGGGCTCCGCCGTGCCCTCGGCGGCCGGCTTGGTGTCGGCCGCGTCAAAGACAAACTCCTCGGGGTGTTCCAGATCCTCCGACACCTCGAACTCGACGCCCGGGTCGGGCAGATCCACCGCCCCGAACACGGTTTGGGCCAGTTTGGCGGGCAGCTCCGGCCGGGCCGTGACCACGAGCTTCTTCCAGTCCGGATAGAAGTCCGGGTCCGCCGCATCCGAGGTGATAGGCTTCCCCTTAACAGTAAACGCCCCCTTACCGACCCCGGTCAGCAATTGGGCGCCGAAGCCGGCCTGGATCTGGAGGATGTTTTTCGGGATGACGACCTTGCCGCCTTTGCGCTTGGCCATGGCGTTGCTGTACTGGATGCGCATGGCATTGCTGGGCATCGTGTAATAGAGGTCGATATCCTGGTTGGAGAGCTTGTCGAAGACGGTCAGGACGTTCCGATCCGGGCACAGTTCGTAAGGCATGGTTGTATCCTTTCGCTTGGTTGCGGGATTGGATGATTTAGAAGAACACGAGCCGCAGCTCGTCATCGCCGGTACGTTCCTGCGTAGGCATGAACGTCTCGTTGTAGACGGACAATCCGACACGCTCACCGTATTTGAGGTCCGTGTACTGGGCCGCCCCGACATACACGGCCAGGCGGTTGCCGGGCACGGAGCCGATGTAGCCGCAAAGTTTGGCCCGGGCGTTGGTGTCCTTCCAGGCGGTCCAGGGGTTATAGGTGGCCAGCTTGTCCACCTCGGGGTCCAGCGAGCCGGTGGGCGACCGCCCGGTGATGAGCAGCCCCACGATACCCTCGGGCGAGTTGGCGTCCTGGCGTTTCTCGACCTTGTTGGCGATATCGAGCTTGAGCGCGGTAAACGCGGGCGTGTACTCCCCGATTTGCAGATTGGCCGCCAAAAACTGCGGCCCGGCCAGGTTGGTGAGCACCGGCGCCGGCATCTCCTGGTCGGCCGGGTCCACCCACAAGCCCGACATCGTGAAATCGATGGTGGCGATCTTGCCGACCTGGGCGTCGAGGGAGAAGGTTCCCCGGGCGCCGAGCAGTCGGTGCAGGATGCTGTCCTTGTGGAAGTAGATGCTGTCGGATGCCTGGGCGGCGGGCCGGGCCGTGATCGGCCGGTACATGATGCCCGGCGCGCTGGCGGCGAGCGTGGCGGTCACCCCGGACGTGCCGCCGGTGATGGTCTCCGCCACGAAGGTGCCCGAGAGCATGGCCGCCACGAGCAGCTTATCGCGCTCGATATATTCGATGGTGCCCCGCGCTCCGGACGTGCCGCCGGTGATGGTCTCGCCGGCCAAAAAGGAGGCGTTGGAGGCCATGGTCAGGCGCATGACCGCACTACGCTGCATGCCGCTGGCCAACAGCAGCGAATCGTAATCCGGGGGCAGGGGATGCCCCTCGGCGTCCAGACCGCCGCCGCGCACCTCCACCTGGATTTTGATGTCCTGCGACTTCGCGCCGATGACGGACCCGGCCGGCGAAAAGGTGTCCCGGACCACGGTGCGGTCGCTCTTGTCGGCCTGGGGCGTCAGGTCGACGCCCTCATTGACGAGGATGCCGTTTAACGCCGACGTCGGCCCGGCATCCTGGCCGTAGGTGCCCTCCAGGGCGGCCAGGATGGCCGTCCGGCGGGTGAGTTGGGATTCGATTGCCATGGTATTTACTCCATGTTTACGAGATAGACGGTTTTGATGGCATAGCGGGCCGAGTACACACTCAAGCCCTTGCCCTGGATCTCGGACTGCTGGGCGATGCGCTGGCACGGGAACACGTCGTCGGCCGCGATGACGCGCTTGCCCTCCAGGAGCCCGGCCACGGCCGTCAGCAACGCATACGTGCCGGGAGTGGTTGCGCCGCCCCGGCGCGCCTGCGCCTGGTCCGCCTCATGTCGGGCGCAGCAAAAGAGCATCCACTCCATGGTCTCGGCCCGGCGCTGGCCGTGATCCTCGAAGGTCGAGCCCGTGTAGAAGCAGAGCACGGCCGGCCATTGCTGGATGGCGGCCGTAAACCGCTCCGGGTCGAGATCGCCGTTGTAGGGGCCGAGCTGGCGCACACCCGGCGCAGTCTTGAGCGGGGCCAGCGTGGCCAGCAGGGCGTCTTCGATGTCGACAATGGTCCGGCCGGGCATCAGGCAGCCTCCTTGAGCTTGGCGTTGATGACGTCCAGGCAGGTGGCGATCCAGGCGTCCGGCAACGGCCCGGGCATGGGCAGATACGGCCGGGCCGGGAGCATCACCTTGTGGCCGCGACCGGCCGGGCCGCCCAATTGCTGGATGGCCGCATAGGCAGCGGATGCGCCCCAGCCCGCCCCGATCTCCACGGAGGTGGGGCCGGGCTTGTAGTTGAGCGAGTTGTACAGATTACCGTTGACGCGCAGGATCGGCCCGGGCCAGTGCCCGGTCTTCTGCCGGCGCAGGATGGTGGCCGTAGCCAGCGGCCGCCAGGGGCTGCCGTCCGGGGCCTTTTGCGCGACAAACCCCAGCCGGGCCATGTTGCGCAGCCGGCTGCCGATGGCGTCCATGGCGTCCGACATATCGGACAGCCGGGCAGCCAGGGCATCCAGGGCGGCGCGGACCTGGGCGTCCTCCACCCGGATGGAGATGCCGGCCATCTAAAAGCCCTCCAGGCTGTGCCCGGTCATGATCCGGCCGGGCGCGTCGTACAGGATGGTCGCGCCCTCGGCCGGCGCCGGAGCAACGGCCCCGGCCGCCTGCAAGACGATCCGACCGGCCGCCAAGTCCTTGAGCTGGGCGATGGCCGCCTGCCAATCCGCCGTGGCCTTGTCCGTGGCGTCGTCCCGGTAGAGGCAATAGAGGGCGATGGCCGCCTGCCAGCCGGCCACCATGTCCGGAGCCGGAGCAAACGGCACGGCATAGCCGGCCGACCGGGCATAGCCGTGGATGGTCGCGGCCGCGTCGGCCAGGGCCGCCTCCAGGACCGCATCCACGATAGCCCCGGTCGCGGGCGTGCCCCGGTCCGTCAGCTGGATCAACTTGGCCTCGCCGTAGCGCGCGATCATGCCGGCCTTGTCCACGTACATCGCCCTGCCTCCCTCTTGCCTTGCCTATTTGCCGGCCTTGGGTTTGCCGCCGTCGCCGCCATCCTTGGCCGGTTCGGGGACATCCAGCTCCTGGACCACGAGCATGGGCTCGGTCCGGAGCGCCTCCAGTTCGCCGGCCGAAAACTTCTCGGCCGGATATTCCACGGCCCGGGCCGGGTGGGTCAGGCCCGCCCGGCGAAAGCCGTCCATTTTCGCAGTGATGCGGATCACTTTCATGGTGTTTTCGACTCCTAGGCCAGGTACGGCACGGACAGCAGGTCGGCGGTCCCAAACCACTCGTTGGTGGCGCCGGCGGCGTTGAACTCGTTCTTGAGGAGCTTGCGGCCCGCGCCCTCCAGGGACGGGGGCACCACGAGCAGATTGGGCATGATACCGAGCGGCGAGCCGGCCTCGTTGGTGAGGCTCTGCATGGCGGTCCGGGCAGCGGCGTAGTTGTCGGCATTGAGCTCCTGCTTGCTGCCGTAGGCGAGCTGCCAGAAGGCGAAGCCCACGTTCACCCGGGCGTCCACGCCGTAGAGATACTGATCGCGCATGAAGACGTTCTGGTCGGTGTCGCGATCCAGGTTCACCAGCGTATAATCCCGGCGTTTCTGGAAGATGAGCGGCTTGACCGGCCGGGAGGTGTCCATCAGATACCAGGCCGGACCCGTGCCGCCGCCGAAGTTGGAGACGGACGTGGTCGAGCCGTTGGACCCGACGATGGGGTGGTCGGTATCAAAAAAATACTGACCGTCGTAACACACCGTCGAAAAGCCGGCCTTGAGCAGCCCGAAGACCAGCTTGTCTGGATGGCGCTTGGCATTGTCGCCGAGCATGGTGAAACGCGGTCCGAAGATGCCGTAGGTGTCATCCTCGATGGAGTCCCGAGACACGCCGATGGTTTGTTCGAACTTGCGGTTCCGGATGGCGTAATCGTGGAGGGACAGCTCCTTGACCACCCGGTCGCCGATCCACTCGCGCAGATCCGCGAGGTCGCCCAGCCAGGGATAATGTTCCTCGGACGTGGTCGACGGGACCAGCATGGCCACCTTTTCCCAAAAGGACGGGGCGCCCGCGAAGGCGTTCTGGAACAGGACCCGGTAGCCCCGGAAAAGCGCCGACAACAGCGCGGCATTGATGACGTTCATTGCTGCATATCTCCCTAGAATTCGACCCAGACGCCCGAGGCGTCCACGTCGCGGATGGTGCCCACGGCGGAGCGGGTGGAAGTGCCATCGTCCGGGGCCACGGTCTGGTCATCGACGGCGTAAGCGGAGCCGCCGATGTGCGCCCGGGTGACGCTGCCGTTGTTGGCGAAGCAAAACACGCCGCGTTCGACGGTGACGTTGACGGCGCCGGCCGCGCCGGTGGAATTGTCCACATGCTCCACAGCCCGGCCCAACCCTTTTTTCCCGGTGGCCGTGGTCGCCGGTTCGACATAGCCGGAGGCACCCAGCACCATCAGTGCGCCCAGGTAGGCGATCGTTCCGGCCGCTAAAGGGCCGGAGAAAAGGTGTCCTTCCCGAGAAGGCGTCATACGATCAGCGGTCAAGGCGGCCATTTAGGCTCCCTCCTTCTGCTGCTGTTTCTTGAATTCGTCCGGAGCGATCCCCAGCCGCGAGCAGACGGCTAGATCTTCCTCCCCCAGTTCGCCGGTCGCCGGCGGCGTCGCCCCGGACGGACCTTCGCGTCCCGGCTTAACAATCGCGGGCGCGACCTTCATGAGCGCCTCGAACCCCGGCAAATCCTTGGAGGCATAGGCCAGCGCCCAGTCCTTGGTGGCCGGCACGACTTTGCCGGCGGCCATGGCCGCCTCGACGGCTTTGGTCGCCGCATCGCCGGCCATCTTGGTTTCCAAGGCCCCCAAGCGGTCGTTGACCGCCCGGAGCTGCTCGACCGGGACGTATTTCGTGGGATCGGGGGCGTCCGTCGTCAGCGCCTGGCCATGCGTGGCCAGCAACTCCTTGGCGTGGGCGGCCAGGGCTTCCGGCTTGATAGGCCGTCCGGGCAGCCCCAGAACCTTGGCCGTGGCGTCCATGGCGTCCAGGCAGGCGGTCACGGCCTGCTCGACGGTCTCGGGCGCGGCATCCTCCGCCAGCCCCAGGCGCTTGGCCATGGCGGCCGGCGTCTTGCCCTTGCCCACCAATCCCTTGGCCTTGGCCAGCAGGCTGTCCGGCGGCGTGTCGGCCGGCAGGCCCAGCGCGGCGGCCAGGGCCGTGCAAAACTGTTTGAGGTCCATTGCCCCTCCATCATGGTTGGGGAGCCGGCTGGCCACGGCCGCCAGCTCCAGGTTGGGGGTATTGGTCAGGGCGGCGCACTCGATGCGCGTCACCGCTCCGTCCGGCGAAAACCAAAATACGGGCGACAGATAGCGGTACTCGTGGTCCTTGAGTCTGGCGGCCGCTGCCGGCGTCCACTCCACGCGCCCCCACACGCCGTCCGGCCGGGCCTCATAGGCTTTGATCCAGCCGGCGGCCAAGGCAGGCTGTCCGTTTTCGCGGGTCCACAGGGTCTGGTGGTCGTAGTCGATGGGCAGGTCCGCCCCCGAGGCGGCGGCCAGGGTAGCCGTGATCACGGCCTGGGGATCATCGAGGCGGTAGGGGCCGGCCCCGTCCCGGCCGGCGAAGGTGCCGGCCGGCAGGAGCTGCACCCACTGCGGCGACTCGCCGGGGGCCAGGGCGATGGTATTGAGGGCGCGACGCAACATGGCCCGGACACTAGCGGGCCGGGCGGCAAGATGCGGCGTGGACAAATGTCACCCCCAAGGGGATGACGGGGGAGAGGCGCGGGGGACGCCCCGAACGGGGCTGGACGAGTGGTAGCCCCGTTTGAGAGTCCGGGGCAACCCCGGACATGCCCCGTGTGCGGCCGGAGGGGCGTTTACTGGCGCGTTTACTGGTTTTTACGTCTATCGGTCCGCAAAGGCTTGCCACAAAGGCCAGACGGGCTTATTTCTATCTCGTCCTTTTCAGACCGTCTGGAGCGGCCGGGAATGACGCTGCCGGCTGGGGCGGACCTGTAAAACCAGGGAGTCCCTTTTGGGAGTGGCGCACCACCAGACGGTCTTTTTATCTGATTCGCTCGAATTCCTTCTGGTTCCCAAACACATCCGGATCAATCACTCGGCCGGACCAGAGATCGTTCGTCACAATCCGCTCGCGCCTGACCTTGCCTCCGACGGGCTGTTTCACCTTCGTCGCATAGTTTACCCGGACGATCAGCTTCCCGTGCGCACCATCCCTCACGTTTATTTGATAGAGGAGCGCCGGGCTGTTTTTATCCCAATAGATCGCTTCCGGGGTCCACAGGGCATCCACCGCCCGTTCCATCACATCCCGAGGCAACACGACGCCGCTGGCCCGTTTCGTCTTGCGGTACAGATGGGCAATACCCTCATCGGATAGGGTAATAGCCCCGCTCGAAAGCTCCACGGCCTCACCGTCCGCCAGCGCCCGGCCATCCCGGAAAAACTGGATGACCTCGTCAGGGAGTGCCCCGACCACCCGGCGCTCGCCGGTTTTGATGGGCGTTCCGCCCTCCAGGGCGTCCAGGCGCGGCTTGATCCACTCCATCAAGTCCCGCTTCATGGCAGGCACCACGAACTTTGCCGAGGCGGCCTGGGCGGCGGCCATGTCCGGGCTGGCGTCGACCAGCTTGTCCATCAGCGCCCGGGCCGCGTGGCCGTCCAGGGCCGCCTCGCCGGGGTTGTAGGCAAAACCGGGATCGATCCCCACCGGCACGGTGGTCACCTCGTCCCTGCGCTCGTTGGTGTAGACGGTCTCCTCGTCCGACGGATCGGGCGAGACCTCCCAGCCCATGGCCTGCAAATCGTGGGCGGACAGCTGGATGGTCGAGCAGCGGCAATGCCAGCCGTTGGGCGGGTAATGCGTCCGCCACCAGGCGTGCGTCACCGGCAGGATGGTGCCGTCCCAGGCCCGGTGGAGCGGCCGGGTGCGGCCGTCCAGGATGGCCGTGTAGCGGAGGTACGGGGCCGTGTCCGCGTTGCGCACGATGCGCGACCACTCGCCGACCGCCTGGGACATCCGCAGGTTGGTGTCGTAGATGATCTTCAAGCGGCGCGGGCTGCCGAGCTGGACGGATTTGACCTCGCCCTTCACCGGGTCGGGCAGCTCCTTCTTGCCCCACCAGCCCTTGGCCTGCAGGATCGGCGTGAGCTGGTCCGAAAACTGCTTGAGGGTCAAACCCTGGCTGATGGCGTCATCCACGGCGGCGTGGATGTCCTTCAAGACATCGAAGCCGGTCGTTTTCGCCACCGTGAAGGCCGTCGTATGCTCGGCCTGCCAGACGTCGCGCCAGTCCCAGGAGGGGGCCAGGTTGTAGCCCTTGGCCTTGAAATAGCTGATGGCCTCCTCGGGAGGGAGCGGGAGAAACTTTATCTGGTCGGTTGTTGACATACTCGTCTCGCAACTTATTTACCAAGGATTCGATCAACCCATTTAGCAAGGAGGGGACCTATGCTAAAGTGGGTTCTTAACAGCAGGGGCTTTTCAGCTACGCGCAGGTCTGAAATAGCGTAGCCTGCCTTTAAAAGAGCCATGACACCCAGCCATAGGGCCTATCACATCCCCAAACATTCCATGCGTAGTGTCAAAACCTGACGCGCGGGAGAGACGAGGCAGCAAGTGGACGTCTCTCCCGCATTTTTCATTTCTGTTCGGTCGCCCCCGTCTCGCCGCCCAAGCGCGCGGCAAAGGTCATCCTGGCCAAGTGCTCGGTCAGGGGTCCGATATCCTGCTCGCCCACCAGCCCGGCCAGGCGCTCCTGGAAATCCTGAAGGGACAGCCCCTGTTTGAGGCACTCCGTAAGCAGCTTGCGGATGGGCTCGACCAGCGGGTTGACCAGCGGCTGCCAGCCGTCGAGCTGCTCGGCCACGGCCGTATCCACGGCGTCCATGCCCCGGTCCGGGGCGGCGGCCGGCAGGGCCGCATTGATGGACCGGGAGGCGGCCGTCACGTCCGTCTTGGCGTCGGGGTTGAGGCGCGGCGGCGACACCGTATCCCCTTCCGGCAGGCTGCCGCCCTGCGGGGCATGGAGCAGCTCCGCCCCCGGCGGCGGATCGGGCAGGCCCAGCTTGTCCCTGACCACGGACATTTCCACCTTAAGCCCCATGGGCACCAGGGTGCCCAGCCGGGCCGTCAGTTTGTCGAGATCCTCTTCGTTCGGGCGCTTGATGAGGATCTTGGGGTAGAGCTTGCGCGGTCCCAGGTTGAGATCAACCATGGGACGGACCAGGTCCCGGTTCAACGTGGTGGCCAATTGCTTGGCGTCGGCTTCTTCAATGTCCTGGCGGACATGCTCATGCGCGTTGGCGGTACCGACGTGTTGACCAACATCCGTGGTTCCGGTCTGGCCCAATACGGCCTTGCTGACCTGTTTATCCAAAAAGTCAGCGAACTTCTCAAAGAGTTCGAGGCTCCCGGATATCTTGGCTTCGATGAAATCGATGCTCATGCTGGCCGGAATAATGGCCGCCGCATCGCGCGATATATTGCGCACGGCCGTGAGGAGCACCTGTTTATCCTTTTCAGAGGCCCCCGGCCCGTATTTCCCCACCCGGAGCGGGACGCCGAATACCTCGGCGAATTCCACCCAGGCTTTGATGTCGAAATTTTTGAACAGGTATGACCAAGCAGCGGCCCTGGCCAAGCCGCCCCGGATCGGGAGGCCGGATTTACTTTTGTGGACATGGTAAATGTACTTGTACGGGGAGAGCGGCGTCGGCTGGCCCGACTCGGACAGGAGCATGGGGGTGCGGCCGTCCACACGATCATGGACAAACCACCGTGGATCGCGCCATTCCAGGCGCTCCGGCAACCATGTCCCGCCCGAGGTGTCCCAGATAATCTCCGAGAGTGAATATCCCTTTCCGACGGCATCGAGGACATCAAACAATTCGAGCCCCAATTCGTCGCGGGCGAGCCAGTCGCGGATGAGATCCGCCGCCTTGACGTCCTCGACCGCGTCGGTCGCGGCCTCGACCGTGATATCCAGGCCGGCCACCTGATACTTCCGGGTGGCCAAAACGCTTCTATAATGGAGGTCTTTTTCCTCCATCTCCTCGGCCAGCTCCAGGTAGGCCATCGGGTCGCCGTCCTCGGCCGCCCGCAGCAGCCGGGCCAAACGGACCGGCGTCAGGCCCTGGGTCGGATGGCCGGACAGCACTTGCCGGACGCCGCATACGGTCGGTCCGGCCTCCTCTTCCTTGAGGCGGCCCGTATCCACCGGCCGGCCCAGGTAATCATACAGCGTCACTGCCATTACCATGCTCCCCGGCCGAACCGCGCCCGGCCGTCAAAATCGTCGTCATCGTCGTCAGGGCGGACGCCCCCTCCCGGGAGGCAGGCCGGCGTGTAGCCGTATTCCATGATGCCCGAGAGCGCCCCGGCCAAGCCCAAAAAGCAGGCCCAAGCCCGGTCGGCATGGCCCTGTCCGTCACGATCCGCCTGCAAACGCGGCGCGCCCGTGGGGCCGACCACCTTGCGGATCTTGTGCAAGTCATCGCGCAGGACCGTATTGCCGGCCGGGATGCGCACCCGGCGATCCTCGAAGCCCTGCCTGGCGGCCGTGGCCACGTTGAGCGGCGTCGCCCCGTTTAAAAGTACGCCCTCCACCCGGTCCACGCCGTAGCGGATCTGGGCGTCCTCAAGCGGCTTTTCGCCCATGCCGGTCTGGTCCATCATCAGGCGCGACACCCGGTACCACTCGAAAAGGCGGTCCATTTCCGCGTCCTGGACGGCAAACGGCGCGTTCTGCAATTCCACAATCTCCCGAGTCCAGAGCACGTCCCCCACGAGTTCCCAAACCCAGGCCACCCACAGATCCTTGCGCCGGGCGATGTCGTTGCCGATAAACACCGGGCCGCCTTGGTACAGCTCGGGAGTGCCGGCCTCGGCCTGTTCGCAGGAGATGATCAGGTCGTACGAGAGCCAGGATGTGGCCGTCTCCTGGAATTCCAGCTCGTATTCCTGCCGCCACGCCTCTTCGTCGGCCAAGCCACGGCGCAGGGCATCGACATCGCGGTCCAGCCCCTGGGCCACGGCTTCGTGAATGTCCGTCCTATGCCGGCTCCAGATCGCGTCTTCGGAGGTCCACAGCTCATAAAATTTGTTGTCCTTGCCGTTCGGCGTGGACGTCACCCGCAGCCGCAGGCCGTTTTTCGAGATAACCGGAAAGATGGCCTTCCAGATCTCGCGGCTTTTTTCGTGCCAGGCGAACTCATCCAGGAAGACGTTGGCCGAAAAGCCACGCGCCGTGTCAGGATTGGCCGGCAGGGCCGTGATTCTGGAGCCGGACGGGAAGCGCACCTCCAGGGCCGTGTATTCGGCTCCGGATTCGCCCCGGAATCGTTCCTCGGAGAATTCCGGCGGCTTCTTGCCGGCCAGCAGGGCGTTGTACACAAGATAGAATGCCTTGCAGAACGGCTTGATGGCTTCATCCACCGCTTCCTTGGCCTGCCGTTCGCCGCGCGAGAGGATGACCCAGCGCACCCGTCGGCCCTCGATCTCCGCTTGCAGGCAGTCCCGCACGATCTCGGCGCAGGTGGCAAACGTCTTGCCGGTCTGGCGCGAAAACATCCCGATTTTAAACCGGGATGTATCTTCCAGCCAGGCCCGCTGGTACGGGTGGAACGTAATAAGGGATGGAAAGTCGAGCATCAGGCAAACCCCAGAACCCGCAAAGCCTGTTCGGCCGTTTCGGCGTCAAGCCGGCCATCGCCCACGGCCGAAGAGACTTTTTTCCTGGCCTCATCTTCCAGTTCGCGGCGGGCCTGCTCGCGGATCTTCGTCTCGGCCTCGATACTGAGCTTGGCCCCTGTCTCAACGTCCTTGACCGACTTCGCCAGCTTGGCCAAATCGGTGAAATCCATGTCTCCCGGCTCGCTCCGATTGGCGATCTCGAAAGCCAGCCACCTGACCAGCTCGACCAGCCGCGCCCCGAGATTCCCCTCGGGGACGGTGCCCATTTCCCGGGCAAAGGCTGTGGCGATCTCCCGGGACTCCCGGATCTTCGCTGCCGCCTCCTCGAAGGTCTTGCGGTAACGGCCCACGGCCGAACGCGACACCGTGACCGTCACGCCCGAGCCGGATAGCTGCTCGTTGAGCCAAGCTGTCACGTCATCGATGGTCAAATCCTTGCGCGAGGCCAAAAAGCGGTCGAAGGCCGCCCGCAACTCCGGCGGCAGGGTGTCGATGGTGGAGGGTCTGGGCATGCCGCTACCTCGCCCGGGGGCGCTTGACGCCCGGCACGGTGGCGCGGCCCTCGGCCACATCCTCGCCCCGGCCGGAGAGCTCCACCACGGTCACAGGCCCGACCTTGTCCAGCCGGACCAGCCCTTGTTCGGCCAGCCAGGCGCAATCGGTCGAAACGCAGTCGCGCGACACGCCGTGCCCGACCTGGTCCAGCGCCTCCTGGAGAATCGAGGTATTGAGCTTGTGATCCTGGTCCTCGGCCAGGAAGCGCAGGATCACCAGCCGGCGGTCCTGGATGAGCAAATCGGTGAAGTCGTTCATTCCCGCTCTCCGCAGTTGATATGATGTTCCAGGAGGAGCTGGATGGGTTTGTCCAGGCGGTCGATGGAGATGCCCAGAGACTTGACGGACTCGCGCAGGGCTTCCTGGCCGCCGCTCAACTCCTGGACCTGCATGGCTACGTGATGGAGGTCATCCGTTGTCGCCAGCTTGGCCAGACTGGCCCGCAGTTCCTGGCCTTCGGCCACAACGGTGGCCAGGTGCTTGTCATAGTCCGCATGGCGGGCCGTACAGGTATCGCAGGTGACAAATTTCCGGGACAGCGACCACGTGATCCAGACGAACAGTCCCTGGATGATGAGTGCCGCCACCGGCAAGGAGCGCAACAACCAATCTTCCACGATCCCCTCCCTTGTCCTTACCCCTCGGCCTCTTCCTGGCATTCCCGGCAGCGCGTCGCCCCGGGCACGGCGGCCAGCCGCGCCGCCGGGATGGGCCGGCCGCAGTCGGCGCACACGATCACCCCATGCTCGCGGCATTGTTCGCCGGCCGGGACGCTTTCCCGGGCGGCCGCGATGGCGGCGTCCCGGTAGAGCGCCTCGGCCTCCTGGGCATCGTCGATAGCGTCCACGGCTAGTCGGCCTCCGCACTGTACGGCGCGAGCTGCCAGGGCGCGGGCAACAGCGCCCGCAGCTCCCCGGGCGAGAGTACCCGGGATTGCGGCGGGATGATGCCGTGCTCCGACAGGATATAGGCCACCGTCTGGCTGCATATCGGCGTGCGCATGACGTTACGCACCTTGCGCCAAGCCAGGGCAAAGAGCGTCTTGTACCCGTAGTCGAGATGGGCGCTCACCAGCTTGAGCGCGGTCTCCTTGATGCCGGTTGCCACGTCCGGAGCGAGTTCGAGGGGATGGATGAGGATGTCCCCGTCGTAGTCGTCAAACCGCTTGCTGGCCCGGTTGAGCACCACGCCGTCTTCCATGGCCTCGACCAGCAGGATGGAGCCGTACAAATTGAGCCCCAGGCTGCTGTGCGAGCCGCCCGGGGCAAAATGCCGGATGGCCCGGGACAAGGCGTTGTCCCCGACCCAGGTGACGACAAAGACGTCCAGCGACGGCCGCAACCGCGCGTAGGGCACGAGGCCCCGGATATCGTGCAGGGCCGTCATGGCCGCGCCTCCCCGACGGGGCATCCCCCGTGCAGCGCCGTCTCCAGGCAGTCCATGCGGCCAGCCAGGGTCTCACGATCAGACAGGATCTCAAGCAATTGGTCCCGTTGGGCGGCAACCTCGGTCACGGTATCCGCCACCAGCACGCCCATCCCGATACTGCCCGCGATCCCTCCCAGGATGGCGGCCAGGATCACGGCCAGCGCGTTGCAGCGGATGCGCTGGACGATGACGGCACCGGGCGGGACGTTGATCGTCCAGTGTCCGACTCGGATCGTGGCGTTTTTGTCAGCCATTGCCGCCGCCCTCCTTGGCATCAATCATCCCCTGCACGACGACCCAGACCGCTGTCAGGCCGGCGACGGCCAGTGTGGTAAGCGGCGGCAGGTTGAGGCCGACGGCGTTTTGCGACAGCAGCGCGCCGAGGGCGGAGACGACTACCCAAAATTTCCGGCTGGCCAGCCGGTGCGCCGATCGGCGCAGGATCGGCGCGGCAAGGGGGAGCAGATCCTTGCCCAGCGTGGCGCCGGCCTGGATGGCCGCCATGGTGGCGTCCGCCTCGCCGGCCACCGTCGCGGGATTACCGCCGCCGGCCGTGCCCTTCGCGGTGGCCTGATCCACCGCCGGGCCGGTCGGTGGCGTCTGTGCCGAGTTTGCGGCCAGCAGCGACGTCAACGCGGCGAGGAGTTCAGACGATATGACCGGCGACGACGTGGGCGGGACAGGGATAATTTTTTCTTTTGTATCATCCATAGTTGCCTCACTTCGTCGGCCAGACGCCGCCCAGGATGGCCGCGACATCATCGACATAGGCCTGATTTGCGTATTGGCCGCTTTCGAGCACGCGCGGCGAGCCGGCGTTGTAGGCCGCCACCACACCGGGCCAACCGGCGGTCGCCAGATAGCGTCGAGACAAGCCCAGCAGGTGCCGGCAACCGATCTCGATGTTGACGGCCGGCTCATAGAGGCCACCCAAAAAATCGCCGGTATAGCCGCATTCACGGGCGACAGCGCCCATGATCTGCATGTAGCCCCAGCTCATTTGCTGGCACCAGTATTCGGTGTCGCGGCTCACATACGGCGGGGCCGGGAAATCGGCCGGCGCTCGCTTGGAGAGCAACTCCTGGTCGGTGAGCCGACGGAACGGCCTCCGCAGCTTCACATCCCAGAGATAGCGGTATTTCGGCTCGGCCCGGCAGGCCCAGACGTGGCCGGTGGACTCCTTGATTACCAACGCCCGGACCACCTCGGGCGGCAGCCCTTTGGCCGCCGCCGTGTCGTGGATAAGCGTCTCCACCCGGTCTTCGAGTGTCACGCCTGCCATGTCACACCCCCAACCCCGCCAGCGCGCCCACGGCCGTGGTCACGGCCGTCCGGACCGTCGCCCACAGCGACTCCGCCGCGCCGATGTCCTTGGCGAGAGCGGCGTTATCGTAGGCGCTGACCAGCTTTTCCAAGGTGGACACGGCCGGTTCGACGGTGGCCTCGATGGCGGCCAACTTGACGGGCAACCGCTCCTTGAGCGTGGTCACGTCGGCCTTGATCCGGGTAATGGTGCTGTCGAGGTAGGCTTTTGCGGCCTGGATCTTGGAGTCGTCGGCATGGCCGCCGGACGTGGCGACACAGCCGGGCAGGAGGCACAGGGCCAGGACGGCCAGGGCAACGGCGGAATGCAGGATGCGTTTCATAGCCTCTCCTTTTGCGCGACAGGGCCACGCGTTCAGGAGAGGGCATAGCGGGGACGGATAAAAAAAGCGGGGCTGACAAATGTCACCCCCGCGCCTCTTTTTTGGGTTGCATAACAAAATATTTCAATTACAAAGCAAAATTATTCGTCCCATGGTTTGACAAAAGCATTGCCATTCTCATTGACTGTTACTTTATAGACTAAAGAATTTCCATTACAATAGACACGGAAAACCCATCCATATTCCTTTTCACCAAGAGAATTGCCACCTTCACATGTGCGACAAACTAAGCCGGCTTGCTGAATAATTGCCTGGAAAAGACCAAAATCTTTTTCTTTAATAAAAGTATCATTAATGGCTCTAGACGTTCTAAGGGGTTGTTTATTAATATCCTCATTATCCTGTTTTGTTTGTATATATTGACTTGTTGGTGTGATATTTTTTTCTTTAGTTGGCGCATTGCACCAATAAAAAAACATAAAAATACTTACCAACAAGCAAGACCACACAATATAGCCACCATATTTTTTCTTAAATGATTCCAATTTTTTTGATTCGTTTAATAGCTCCTCTTCTTGCTTCTTAATGATTGGGTACCCACATTTAGGGCAAGAATGGGCTAAACTCGATATGGAACTACCACAATCTGGGCATTTTATCAGTGACATAGTCATCTCTCATACGCTAGGTCATCCACCAACACCGGCTGCCGCCGGCCTATCACAAACACCCACCACCGGCCATCCGGCCCCTGGAAGGGGTCCGTCGCCGTCCAGGACGTATCGTACAGGGCCTGCCCCTCTGCGGTGACGTGTCCATTGGGTATGCGGACCCGGCAGCCCCGTGTCAACGTCGGGGCCGGGAGATCCGGACGCGGCCAGCCGGCCACAACCAACGCCTCGGCCAGGGGCAGAAAGCAGTATTTCAGGCCGCCGGGCCTATGCCAGGCGCGGTCGACGCGCACGCGGTAGCGGTCCGGCTGGCCCTGGCCGCCCGGAAACAGGACGGCGGGGAAGAGCTCGGCCACCCGGCGGCCCTCGGGTCCGGTGATGGCGATGCGGTAGGTCGGTTGGCGATGATCGGCCATAGTGCGTCCTCATGCGCGCATAATGCGTGCTACAGCAGTCGATATTGATCGTCGGTCTCGTTGGCGTGGCGCTGCACGGTCCGGCGGGCCACGCCGGCCCGCTGGGCGGCGACGCGCCGGCTGGCGCCGGACGCCAGGGCCTCGCGGATGATCCGGGCCACGGCGGCCCGATTGCCGGAGCACGGCCCCAGGGGCACCTCGTAGCGGGCGCCCCCCATGCGCCGGGCGATGCGCCGTGCCGCCGCCAGGCCGCAGAGCCGGGCCAGCCAGTGCTCCTCATCGATCTGCTCCGGATGCGGGATATAGGCCGGCACGCCCCCCTTGGCCTCGGCCACGCGCCAGGCGGCCATCGGGCCGGCCAGCTCGGCGATGTCGGCCAGGATGCCCGGCCAGTCGACGCCGCCGGGCAAATTCGGGGGGCAGCCGGCCATGATGTTTACCGGGCCTCGCCAGTTAACGCGGCCTGTTCGAGCTTTTGAATGCGCTTGCCCAGGGCGGCCACCACGCCGCGCAGCTGCTCGGGCGTGCCCCACTCAAGCCGCATGACGCCCGACTGCCGCTTGAGGATGCCCACGGCGTAGTCCCAGGGGACGTGACGGCCTTCCATCTGGCCGAGCACGGTGAGGAGCGCGCCGATCTTGGCGATAAGCGGCTTGCGGAGCTTGGCCGATTCGGGCGGGGCGGCCTTGTCGCCGCGTTTGCGGGCGGTAAAGCCCCGCTCGGTCAGATGCCCGAGCAGGGCGTCCAGATCCCGGCCGGAGAGATCCCGGGCCGAGGACACGCTGAAAAGGTTTGCCAGCATCAGGCGGTAGGTGTCATCATCCATCCCCAAGTCTTTCTTGGCGATGTGGATCTTGGCCAGCATGCTGTTGCGGGAGGCGCGGGAGATGGCCATCAGAGCGTCACCTCCCGCAGCAATTGGACGCTGTATCGGTTGAGGTACAACACGCCATATACCGTATCGAGGTCGACGCCAGCACGCAGCGCTATGGCCTCTGCTGTCAGGGCGGCCTGGTGGAGCATATCCAGGATCTCTTGTCGCTTGTTCTTGGGGAGCGCCCTGGCCTTGGCCTTCCATGCCGCCCGGATCTGGGCTCGTATCCGCGACCGTATCACGGCATCCACCGCCCGGATGGTTCTGTGCCTTTCGGCAATGGCCGTCTTCTTTGCGCCTTTCATTGCTCGCGATCTCCGTCATACGGACTCATTTTGCGGGCCTTGCCCAATACGATGACCTCATCGTCCTTTTGCAGCCCAATGGCGGCCGGGAAATGGCAGGCGCGCTTGCAGCCCGGGCAGACCGGCCCGGTCGGCAACATCATGACGCGATGACGACCGGGATGGGCGCAGGGCTTGTAGCTGTCCTCGGCCTGCACGTACGTCACGCCTTGCTCGCGCCCGACGACGGCCAGCCAATACCAATAGGCCCCGTTACGCTTGGACATCGGTGAGCCTCCCTTGCGTCGGCCGGGTCACGGCGATGTTGAGCGCCCGGGCGCACACCCGGGCCATGCGCGGGGCGTGCTCCTGATCCACCGGGTCGGCCCAAAAAAACGCCACCAGCCGGTTGCCGTGCTCCCGGTCGAATATCCCGGCCCGGCCCCGGATCGCCTTGTCATCACTGTAAAATCGGTCGCTCATATCCATGCTCTTGGCTGCTCATCAGGCCGGACGCGCCACTGTCCGACGACCGCCCGCGCGGGGCGGTTTCGCATAACTATTTCCGAAAGGCGTCGATGAGTTCGTCCACGGTCATCCGCGACAGGCCGGCGGCGAGCAGTTGCGCCCGTTGTTCCTCCAACAGATGCCCAAACGTATTCATTTCGAGTTCGCTCAAGCCCAGGAGGCAGCCCAGGCATTCCGGATCAGGTTGTGCCGGGCATTCCCCATCGAGTGATTCGCAATCCCCCCAGGGGGTGGTATTCTTCATCATGACCGCCTTAGATCATGCCTGCCTGAATCAGCCTGGCTTCGGTGACGTAGTTCGTGGGCAGCGCCCGGGCCTGGGCGGCTCGGTTGATCAGGTCCGACAGCCGTTCAGCCTGCTTCTTCCAGTGCAACGCCTGCGTTTCGGCGCTCCGCAACACCCGCATGGGCACCGTGCGCGCGTCGTCCGTCGTGGAGCGTGTGGTCTCGCTCATGCCGCAGCCTCCTTGATTTCCTCGGCTTTCAGTTCGTAAAAGAAGGTGTCCTTCTCGACGATCCGCGCTCCCACGGTTTCCAGCCGTTCCTCCGGCCATTCCTTGAGCACGTCCCGGTTCACTTCTTCCTTCATCCTGACGGCCGCCTTGAACGGATCGCCGTCCTGGCCGGTCACCAGGGCCTTGATGCGCTCCAGGATGGAGCCCCAGGTGTGCTTCGGCTGGGGTTTGACCTCCGAGGAACGCCGGAAGCCGAGCACGCCGAAATTCAGTTCCTGGGACCGGGCCTTGCCGAAAAGATCGTCCTTCCTGGTCGCCGCGAAGGTGGCCAGGGCCGCTTCGATGGCGGCCGCCTCGGCCAACGGCGCGGCCGTAACTTCCGTGCAATGCGTCTTCAGTTTGTCGACGGTCTCATTGAGCCGCAGGTTCTCGGCGTCCACGACGCGACGGATTGCGGCCAGCCGGGCCAGGGCCTTGTCGGCGGCGTCCAGATCGGCCACCACAAACGGATTGGGCTTCTTACGCATGCTGTTTCTCCTTGTACGGGCAGGTCGGGCAGGCCCGGAAAAGCCGCACGAATAGTGGGTTGACGGCCGTAAACGGCCGCGCCTGGTGGGTGTGGCACGCCTCCACATCGATCTCGCCGCAGACCGGGCAGACAACGCGCGTGGCCATGAGCACCCGCCGCACGCGCTCCTCGATCCCGGCCGTGTTGCCGTAGGTGGCCCCGAGCACGCGGCAGACGGCGGCCGGGGAGACGCCCAGGCGCACGGCCACGGCCCGGCCCGAACTGGCGTCGCAGGCCTCGGCCAGGGCCTCAACCCACTCCGGGAGCAGGCCCGCCCAGGCCCACAACGCTTTTTCGCAGGCGTCTTTCATCGGGCCTTCTCCTCGACGGGACGGGATTCGCAGACGATTTCGCCGGTATTGGGGTCGAGCAGCCGGCGCACGCGCTGGATCAAAGGCGCGCGCGGCCCGTGGCGCATGACGGGTACGACGCTGTAACGACCACCTGCGGATGCGCGCAGATAGCCGCCCTTGGCCAGCCACCGGCAGTAGTATTCCGCCTCGCGCGGGGAGATCGGCGCCTCGGGCAGGCTGGCCGTGGCCACCAGGTCGCGGAGCGAAAACTCCTTGAGGATGCCCATGGCCCGCCACATGCGCTGCCGGCCGGTCGCCGGCAGCAGCGTGCCGTTCTTGCGGACGCGGGGGGCCTCCAGACCCAGGTCGCGGGCCAGCCGGTACACAGTACGCGGCCGGTCGAGAGGGCCTTTCTGCCGGCGCGCCTCCTCGACGATCCCGGCTTTGCGCAGGGCGCGCAGGTAGTCCTCACAAAGGGTTTGCGGCTGCCCGGACCGCCGGGACAGTTCGCCCAGGTCGGTCTCCCCAAGCTGGCGCAAGGTCTCCCACACGATTTCCCGGGGAGCGATGCCGTCTGTCAAATGCGCTCGACTTCTGTCCATCACGCCCTCCGTCGCGGGGCCTTGCCCGTGTAGAGCGGCCGACCGGCCCAGGCCGCCCGGTCCATGACATCCACGCCGTCAAGCTGCCCCTGCTCCTGAATGCGCTCCAGGTTGACGCAGATCCGGCGCACGCTGCCCTCGGCGGCGGCCACCACATCAGCCAAAAGATCGTCGGCCACCTGCACGCGGTCGCAGTACAAGGCGCGCAGGGCCTTGCCATCGTCCAGATCGGCCGGTTGGGCCGCCACCCAATCCAAAATGCGGCCGTGGAACCGCTCCCACTGCGCCAGCTTGCCGGGCAAGGCCTCCTCGCCGATGAGCAGGATGGCCGCCCGGGACGCCTCATAGAGGTCGCGCACCAGCTCCACGGCATTTTTTTCGACGACGTGGTCCATCTCGTCGATGATGAGCGGATGGCCGGACCGGGCGAGCTGCTCGGCGGCCTGGTCCACCATGCCGGCCAGGGTTTTGGCCGGCTGCACCATGCGGCCCTTGCGGATATCCATGGAGGTGAGAATGGCCTCCGCCATGGCTTTTTTGGTCCAGGTGGACCGGACCTCGACGTAGTAGGCGTCCAGGCGCGTGGCCACATAGGCGGCGGCCGTGGATTTGCCGTAGCCGGATGGCCCGTAGAGCACGACCATGCCGGGCAGATGCCCAGGACGTTTGGTGGCCTTCTCCAGGGCCGTCAGGCAGAGCCCGACATTCTGGAGCAGGGCCACGCCTGCCATGGCGGCGTTGACAGATGAGGCTTGTTGCGTCACTTTTTTCTCTCCCTGCGTTGATTTTCCAAGGACGCTCGCCGCGGCAACGGCGGGCGTTCACTTTTAGTGACCGGCCGTAGCGGCTTCCGGGGACCATTCCCGGAGCTTGGTCTGGGCCGAAAATTCGTGTGTTTGCTGATAGCTGGCCCACCACTTCCGGTCCCGCTCGGGGACGTCCTGGCCGGCATCGATAGCGGCATTGACGGCCAGCCAGCGGTTGTACCGTTGCCGCTCCACATGGGCCTCGGGCATCGCGTGGACGGCCGCCTTTTGCTTGGCCATGTCTGCGGCCAGGGCGGCTCGAATGGTGATCGCGGACTCGGATGGCGTGATATCGATGGCCGGCTGGCCGCCGTTAAGCTCGGCCAACACTTCGTCTTCCTTGCGGGCCAGACGCGCCAGCCGCCCCTTCGCCCGCTTTTCCCGGGCTATTTCCATGACGGACTTCGCGAAATACGGCTGGACGTTGCCGTCCAGGGCGGCCACGCAAAGGAGCCGCTCCTCCATGTCGCGTACCCACACCTTGGAGACGTCCCGGACGTCGTAGCCGACCATGACTTCCTGGCCGTGATATGGCGTCAGGACAGGCTTGTTGTAGTATTCGTGGCCCATGACCTTCACGAGGCAGCGATCGACGGTCGTAACCTTGTAGGGACGGAAGAGATCGTCCAATACAGCCCTGTCTTCCAGAACGATCTCCGTTTGCGGAGCCAGGGCCGCCCATTGTTCGTTGGGCGTCATATGGCGTTTGCGGCCGCTTTCCGGATCGCGGATCACCGGCAACGACGAATGAGGATGATTGTTGTAGGAGATGACGCGATCCGCCACCCAGGCCGTGAAGGTTTCCCACGGCATCAGGCTCTTGGCGAAACCCAGCTCCTTCACCTCGGCCCGGGTGCGCACGAACATGGCGTGGCGGGCTTCCTTGTCCATGTCCTTGCCGACAAAGGCCGGAGACGCCTTGGCTTCCCGAATCCAAAATTTATTGAAAGCTTCAATGATGCCGCGTGCCTGGGAATTAAACGGGATGGAGTGCTCGAACCGCGTGCCCACCCGGGCCAGGATTCCCAGGCCTGGACCTTCCAGCAGCCAGTTTTTGAATCCCGAACCACGATCCGCGTAGAACAGAGCTCCGACGCCGCATTCCTGGGCAACGCGCAGGGCGTCCGCCACCAGCCACGACGACTCCGCGATCCCTACGCTCCAGCCCACGCATTTCCGCGTGGCCACATCCAGGATGGAGGTGATTTCAGGCCGGAACGGCCGACCGTGCTCGGGATGCTGCACCTCGATATCGGCGGTATGCCCGTCGCCCGTGTAGATATCCGTGGGCAAGAGCTCGGAAAAATCACGTTTGACGTAGGCCATGAGCCGCCGCATTTCGCGCGGCCCCAGGCGTCCCCGGTTGGCCTCGACGATGCCCAGCCCCTTGATGCGGCGCTGGACGTCGCGCAGGCAGGGCAGATCGTCCCCCTCCCCGTCCTCGAACATCTTTTCGTAGCACCAGGCGATGGAGGGCTTGGTGGGGACGCGGTAGCGCTTCATAAAGGCCGGCAACCAGCGCGGGACCGGCACGGCCTTGCGGCTGGGTTCCGGGATGAGTGCATCGGGACCGCCGCCGGTCATGGCCCGACGCCACCCCCGGAGGGATGACGCGGAAAGGGCCGCGCGCTTGCCCTTGCGGGCGTTGGCCAGGGCCACGGCCCGGGTCATCGTTTCGTTGAGTTCCCCGGTCTTGGCCAAGGCCACGAAATGGGCCAGGGCCGCTTCGATGCCTTCCAGGGCCGCCATGCGGTCGATCTCGGTCAGGATCACCAGCCGGGCGTCGCGGCAGTCCCGCTGCCACTTCTGGATGGTTTCGCCCACAACCGGCGGCAGGGGCTTGGGCGTCTCGCGGCGGATGGCGGCAGTGGGATCAGGATCGACAAGCGGCGCTTCGGCAAGGGCCATGCGGACGTCGGCAGGGAGGTCGGCCACGGGATAAACGCGGCGCTTACCTCCACGACAGGATACTTCCTCAAAGGGCCAGGACTCTTTATCTGCTCGATCCCCAACGGCCTGCCGTGAGACCTGCATCGCCTGCGCGATCTGTTTTGCCGTAACCCTGTCGTCCATTGCCGTTCCCGCCTGATCCCCTTGAAGTTCCCGCGCCCCTTGATAGGGTCTCCGTTACCTGTTTCCCCAACCGTCAACCCGCACAGGAGGCGCGGAAATATGATTTCACCCCAACAAGTTCGGGAAGTTCTTTATAATTTTTTGATGTATGCATTTGGAGACTTTGCTTCAAAAGCAAAAAGCGTCCCACTCCGAAAAGATGCCCAAGACAAAATTCTATTGCTACTTTCAACAGCAGACTTTTTAACAGCTGAAGAGGCGACAATGCTTCCAAATAAACAAAAAAAGGCATTATTTGATTTAATAAAATGGTACATTAGTTATTTATATTATCCTGAATTTCCGCCATTCCCAAGTGACTTTCTCTTTGGTTCTTCAGAGCGGCAATTAAACAAACCGCTCTTGCGTTATATGTTTCAGCTGTCCAGTGTTGTGCTAGAGCCTCTTCCGTAAGCTTTACAAGCGCCTGGAATATAAACTTGAAGTCATGCCTAGCGGCTTCAAAAAACTTGGTGTGTCCGCTCATGGCCATCGCGCTATTCCTTTGGCTGCTCATCAGGCCTCGGCCGCAACACCTCGGCGACCTGTTGCATTTCCGCCGCCTTTCCACTCTTCCGCTTCCGCTTGTGCATCACGCAGCCTCCTTCTTTTCTTCCCCCAGATACTTGGCCGGACACCCCTGTTGCAGGAACCAGGCGCGAACCGTGGGGGCTTTCTTGCAGCCACGCAGGAAGTGCGACACATAGGAATGGTCCACTCCCAGATCCTTGGCCACGTCCTGCACGCGGATGCCCTTGCCGAGCATCCACATCTTGATCTTAATTCCCTTCACCATTGATCCGCTCCCACAGTTCACGCTTCTTGCGGCCGCGCCGCCGTTCCTCGACCGTCACCCGGCCCAGCTCATAGACGGCCGCTGCTTCCGGCGGCAGCACCATGTAGCCGGCAGGGCAGGCGGCGGCCAAAATCCGGACGTCGCCCAGGATCACGGTCAGGGCGGCGGCGTATTCCAAAGGGATGTGCCGTTCGCCGGCCTTGCTCTCGGCGGTCCAGTTATTGATGTGATGGATGCTCACGGCATCGCCCGTCAGCCGGGACAGCTCGGCGGCGACGTATTCGCGGGACAGGCCGGAGGCGGCCAGGGCGGCCCCGAGGGCCTCGTGGACGGCCTCCAGGCGGCGCAGACTGCCGGCCGCCAAGTTGGCCGTGGGCAGGCTGGACAGGGGCAGGGTGAGCTGCACCATGTTCCCGCCGATTTTTTGCCGCGCTTTCGCCATTGCCCTTCCCAGATTTCCCGTTTAGATTCCGGGTACGACGGTCACTCGGGTGACTGCGTGAGGTAAGATTTAAAGGCTCATTCTGATTATGTCAAAGCAAAAAGTTGGTTGCAGCTTAAATTTATTACGGCGTATTCAGTTTTAGTCTTTAAATAGTTAAATTTATTAAGAAACAGCATCAAAAGGTGACTTTATGCAGGTTGCAGCTTCGGTTGCAGCTTCCAGCGAGAAAGCTGCAACCACTGAGTTCCTTGACGTTTGGAGTAGACTTAAAAAAGCTACAGCATCCGTCACTGACTCGGATCTCGCAAATTCTCTAGGAATAAAGCAGGGTTCTATCTCCGTTGCAAAAAAACGGCTACAGATTCCGCCTGCGTGGATAACAAAAATATCAAAGGGCTTTGGCATCTCTTCCGACTGGATTCTTTACGGCACGGGCTCCATGCGGCGCGGTGACGCCCAAAGTGCGCCCACAGAGGCGCAAAAGACGAACATCATCCCCGAGGGCGAGCCGCAGTGGATGAGCCCGGAAGCCGCGCCAGCCATGGGATATACGCTGGTGCCCAAGGTGAAGGCCCGGCTGTGCGCCGGAACGGGCAGCCTGGAAACGGAGGGGACGGTCGTTGGACTCTATGCGTTCAAGACGGACTTCCTGCATCGCAAGGGGCATCCGTCAAGAATGGTCCTGATGGATGTCACCGGAGACAGCATGGAGCCGGAAATATGGAACGGAGACACTGTATTGATCGATGAAAGTCAGGAGGAGATCATATCCGGTGGGCTGTATGCGGTAGGAATTGATTCGGCTGTGTTGGTTAAGTACGTCGACGCATTGCCAGGAAAGATCCGTTTTCGGAGTCGAAACACGAATTACGATCCAATCGAAGTCGATATGGGCGGCGACTTGGCCGACATGGTCAGGATCATCGGCCGGGTGGTTTGGAGTTGCCGAGAATACGTGCGCTGACCGTCAAAACTATCCGTCGCTTTTTCGCCAAACGACCTTTTGACCTTCAAAAGCAACCGTTCGCGTCGCGCGCCTGGTCGAGGTCGCTTGACATCCCGAATCTCGGCCCGCCCTGCGGATTCCCGTCCCATCATATCCCATCACCTCCCGCCATATCCCGGATAACTTCCCCTTCAAAACTAAGTGTCGGGGCACATCCACTCGCTCCAGAAAAGTGGAGCAAAAAGTCTGACGCGGAGCAGCCCGCGAGGGGCGGGTTTCCGTTTGCTAGTTGAGCGCAGGGAACGATTTGGAGCCTCGCTGATTGGAGGGCGTATGGCGTAGCCGCCGTGAAAAGTGACAAGTCGAGAAAATAATGCGCATTTCCCAGCATGAAACCCACTGCAAACAGGAACTTGGTAAGCCGTTCACCAAGGTGCACCGTTTTCTCGATCAATTCGCCTCGAAATATTGCTTGAGTATGGCGCATCGAATGATCCTGCATCATCGCCTGGGGGTGGAAGTTGTGGGCCTGGAATTTGGTCCTGAGGCCAAGGAAGCGGCCCGACTCCATATTCGAGACGACTTGCGGGGACTTCTGCCGACTGGCCCGGAATGGTTTCTGGCCCAGGAGGTCTTCCTTCCTAAAGCCGGTCACGAGGACTCCATCAAAGCCGATATGCTGGCCTTGCTGGGGTATGCGCCGGACTTTAGCCGTACCTGGTTAACCGATTGGCACGCTCCTATGTTCAAATGCTCCTGCGGCTTTAAAGGTCCGACACCGGATGACGTAAAACAATGCCCCTGGTGTGCTGTTCCCAAGACGGAACGCTTTGCCATGCTGGTGCGAAATCTCCAATCGCTCTAGCAGAAGTTAATCCCTTATTGCTCGATTGAAAGGACATCTCGCTCCAAGAAAAAATGAGGTATGCTGTCAACTGCTTGCGGGGAGCACGTGTCAACGTGGGAGTTGAGTGAGAGTCGGCTTTTCCGAGGAGGTAGCATGGCGACCATACGCAAACGTGGCCCATTGCAGTGGGAGGCCCGGATACGCAAGCGGGGCTATCCTACGACATGCAAGACCTTTGACACCAAGGTGGAAGCCGAAGCCTGGGCCAAAGACATCGAAACGACCATGAACAAGAGCCTCTTCGTGTCCGCTAAAGAGGCCGAGCAATATACGCTTAGCGAGTGCCTTGACCGCTACATTGAGGAGTATATCCCGCGACTGAAGCACGCCAAGCGGGAAACCGACCGGGCTCGGTTCCTCCAGAAGCGGACCATCGCCCACCGGATTATGGCCACCATCCGCGCTAAGGACATTGCTGACTTCCGCCGGGAACGCGAAGCCGAAGGGGTGAGTGGCAACACCATCCGTCTGGATTTCGCCCTGCTCTCCAAGCTTTTCAACTACGCCCGCTCGGATTGGGGCATGGAAAGCCTGCAAAACCCCGTGGAACTGGCTGCGAAGCCCAAGCCCGCCAAGGGGCGTGACCGACGTCTTGAGGAAGGCGAGGAAGAACGGTTGCTGGCCGCTGCCTCACCCAAATTTAGGCCGGTCATTCTTTTTGCCCTGGAAACCGCCATGCGGCGGGAGGAAATAGCCAGCCTGATTTGGAAGAACGTCAATTTACGGGGACGGCACGTTTTTTTGCCGGAAACGAAAAATAGCGAAGCCCGGACAGTCCCCCTCGCTGAAGGGGCCTTAGCCGTCCTGCGTGAGCTGCCACGGAGTTTGGAGCAGGTACCTGTGTTTGGCCTCTCTGCGGGCCAGATTACGGCCTCAATGAAGTATGCGTGTAAGAAAGCAAAGCTTGAAGACCTTCGATTTCATGACCTGCGGCACGAGGCCACTAGTCGTTTTTTTGAACATACGGATTTGGATGTAATGGAAATAAAGGCGATTACCGGGCACAAGACACTGCAAATGTTGGCGCGCTACACGCATTTGAGGACGGCACGGCTGGCGGACAGACTGGCTGGGATGAAGCGGGGATAGCGAAAGGGTTTGTGCTTGGAAGCGTTGTTGAGGCTCAGAAAGTACAGTCGCAGATGGTATAAAAACAAATAGGTGGTTAGAATGTATATTACTGAACATGAAGATCATAGCTTGAGAGTGTTAGGGAGTAAATTTACAGAAATTCATGAGTGGATGGATCAGTATTATAAAGTGATTGATAACGTAGCGCATCGTGTTATTTTGCACCATCGTCATGGTATTGAGTTGGGTGTTTCTCTGTTCGGAGAGTCAGCAAGAAAGGCTCTCGAGCTGCACGTCGAGGATGATTTTGAGTTTATTCCAGATACGCCAGACGATGTTGCGCAGATGATGCGTGATCAAGATTTTTTGACAGATGATGAAGCTCGAACCATATCGCCGATAGTATGTAGACTATTCCCTGGCGTTGTTATTTCTATCGAGAGTGTGTGA